CTTCCTGTTCCGAGAGATCTCAAAGAAGCGTTTGAATTAAACGTTGATGGTAAACCACAAGGGGCCGCCGGCGGTCTTGCAGATATCGGTGTTGACATTCTTCGTGGCGCCGGAAAAGATGCCGTATCTGGTAAGTTTGCGCTGATATACAGCATTGCTGCACAGGCACTTGAAGGAACAACCGGCGATATTCTAGGACAAGCGATCGGCGCGATTCCAAATCCTCACCTTCAAGCCATCTTCTCAGGCGTTGATCTAAGAACACACACTTTCCAATGGACATTTGCTCCGCGCAATCCACAAGAAAGTTTAAATCTAAAAGCTATTATCAAAGAGATCAAGAAGAACTCACTCCCATCGTATAGTACTACCGGTACTGCAGCGTTACAATATCCTCCGATGGTTGAAGTTATGCTTGTTCCAAGACAATTAAACGAACTAATTACGTTCAAGAAATGTCTTGTAAAGAGTGTTTCTGTTAATTATGCTCCGGCAGGTCTTCCTTCATTCTTCAAAGGAACGCAGGAACCTACTATGATTCAATTAGAAATTCAACTTCTTGAAACTGAGATTCAGACAGCACAAGATTATGGTCTACAGCCTGGTGATCGCCCAGACGGTCTTGAGGATCTTAAAGACATGCTTAAAGACGGCACCGCAGCTTTTGATTCTGCGACCGGTCTTAATGTTACTGGCGCTATCACAGAGTTTGATAACGCTATTAATCAATTTGCTGTTACGGCAAGCGCTAGCGCGTCTCAAGCATCAAAAAATAGAGAACCATAATGTCAAGATACTTCAGCAGATTTCCTCTAGTAGATTATAACGGCGTTCCTGCTAAGAATATCTTGGCAAGAGTGGACTTTACTGATCGCACAAAGAAAGATATCCGCTATAACTTTGATTATGTTCTTCAAGAAGGAACATCACGTCCAGATATTCTTTCTTTTAATTACTATGATTCGTCTCAATATGATTGGATAATTTATCTTTCGAATAATATAGTCGATCCTTACCATGACTACTATATGTCAGAAAGTGATTTCAAGAAATATGTTATTGGCAAATATGGTTCTACGGATATTGCCAGAAGCAAGATTTTACATTACAGAAATAACTGGGCGCCAGATGAAAGTCTTATTACTGAATCTGTCTATGAAAATCTTCAGTCAAATATTAAGAAGTATTGGAAGCCACGACTAAGCAATACTGGTCAGATTGTTGGTTATGAGAGAGTCAAAGAAGACTGGATTGTATCAACAAACCGCATTGTTCAACTAACTGTTAACATTGACATTAGCACGTTTAATCCTGGCGATATTATTGCACAAGATGATGCCCGCGGAACACTTGTTTCAAAGGGTGATGGGTTCTTAATTGTACAACATATAATCGGCGAGTTTGTTGCAGAATCTTCTGGTGTTATTGGTGTAACCGTATTAAAAGAAAATATCTCATTAACGGAACAAGCGTTCTGGGCACCAGTGTATGCGTATGACTATGAAGAAGAACAAAATGAACTGAAGAGATATATTTCGTTGATTAAGTCATCGTACCTTCCAGACGTAGAAAAAACATTTATCGAGAAACTTAAGCAATGACGATGGAATATCGTGACGGTAAGTATAAGCTTATCGAATTTTTTATGACTGCACCTGGTGGCAGAGTAGTTGATCTTACTCCGCTCTGTGCCGTTGCTGACATTTATGAAAGTGTTCTTGAGCCAACTGCTATTGCAGAGTTTGTAATCTCTGATAAGGTTGGTGTCTTCGATCACTTTAACTTTCTTGAACAGAGTATCAAGATTGAGTTTACTACATACGAAGATAATGCAGAAGCTTCTGTCAAGTATGAATTTTTCCCTGTGATTGTAAATCCGGCCGAAGCAACACCAGATGATAAAGCTATTGTTTATAAGATCACTTGCGTATCAGAAGAAGCGAAAAGATCAACGCAGATAAAAAACCTATCGTTCTCGCGCCAAAAGATTGAGTGCGAACGTATGATTAAAACACTTCTTTTGTCTGATGAAGGACTGAAAACAAAAAAACCCATTTTTCTTGAGAAGACTTTAGGATTAAATGGATTTAACTTTACGCTTGCAAACCCATTCACAGCTATCGATGAAATTCGTTTAAGAGCTGTTTCTTCTCAGTTTCAAGGCAGTTGTTTTCTCTTCTATGAGAACAGCAAAGGATATCATTTCAAGTCTTTTGAAGGCCTGGTGAAAGACGGCAAGTCAAAGATTGGCGACAAATACTATGTACAATCGGCAGCAACTGATGTAACCATTGCCGGTGCAAAGTGGAGAAATATTCTTGCCTTCAAACCAATCCAGACAGGCAATCAAAATGTTACAAGAGCCCTTGGTGCCGGTAAAGTAATCGTTAAGATTTTAAATACGATGACGCAGGAAGAAAATATAGTAGAGCTTGACCCGACGCGTCTAAACTTTGAACAACTAAATGAAAATTCTGAATCGGCGTCACTTACTTCTCAAAACGAACTTGGTTCAACAACATCTCGTGTTGAACTTCGTGAGTGGGATCCTGAGGTTGAAACCGAAGAAGCAGCATATGCCGCGGCTATTCGCCCATATTATCTGGCATTCTTTTTTAACACGGTCGCACAAATGACGGTTTATGGAGATAGTACAGTCACATGCGGTGACGTGATTGCTGCTAAGATTCCAGAATACAATGCATTGTCACTTGGCGAAGAAAGACCATATGTTGATGCCAGCTCTACCGCTGCCGGTAATTATCTTGTTACGAAGTGCCGTCATATCCTTACATTTAGTGAAGGCGCCGAATATTTACAAGCACTCGAGATTGTAAAAGATGGTTACGCAGGTGATGCACCAAAAGCTGAAACAATTGCATAGGAGATTATGAATGAATATTGAACGTTGGTTTCGAGGCACGATTGTTGATGTTGATGATCCGCAGAAAATGGGTCGAATCAAGGTAAGAGAACTGATTGGCCAAGATGATGAATCTACTGATAACTTATTCTGGAGCCATGTAATTATGCCACCAACCGGCGCAAACGCCAAGGGTGTTGGTGTTGCTGCCGTAGGTCTTGATGAGAACTCAAAGGTATTTGGCTTTCGTGTTAGTTCAAAACTGTCCTATATTATAGGAAGTTTTCCATATGCTGTGGATGATAATAATCATTCGCTCTCAAGGCAAGCACGTGGCGTCGGTCCGGTTCAAAAAGAATATATCGAAGAACTTGGTGAAAAGAAAACAGAGTACGCTGCCAAGTATCCACATAACAAAACAATTACCACAACCTCTGGCCACGTGCTTGAGCTTGATGATACGCCAAGAGCAGAACGTATTCATGTCTATCATAAGTCTGGATCTTATGTCGAGATCTTCCCGGACGGGTCTATCGTTACTAAGTCAATGAAGGACTCGACAAGTGTAACAATGAATGACCACGCGATCAGTGTTGTAAGAGGTACTCTGCAGATCCTGGCAAACGAGGGTAAGATTCAGATCACGGCCGAAGGTGATATCGATCTTGTTTCCAATAAAGGTGTTGTCAATATCCGCGCTCCGGCGATCGGACTCAATGGATGACAATTCTTGTTGAGTTGCCGAAAATCCCGCCGTTGGAATGTCCACCGGATGGTAAGATCGGAAAGAAACAATTAGACGCTTATTTTAAAAACATTGGTAGAACAATGGGCAGACTCAATTTGTCTGCGTCTACAATAGATCTAGATGATGAGTGTTCACTTGCTCTGATTGCAGCTGCAATTGCAATTGAACAAGTAATGAAGCCGATTGAAGGTGTTACTACTGATCCGTTTCAGACACTGAAGTCAAAAGAACTTGAATTTCGTTATCGTGCACGTGAACTGTTCAAAGACATCGAAGAATATTTTAAAAAGAGTATTGTTGAGATTCTACTTGATGTTGCTAAGATATTAGGAATTCCAAATCCGTTCGAACTTCCTATTCCATTCATTGGCACAGCAACACTCTTAGATGAAAATGGTGAACCGTATCAATATGATCCAGTAATTACTGATCTCTTCACAAAAGAAGGACAGAGAAAAGTAAAGCAGGCAATGAAGGAAGACCTTGAAGCAGTAAAAAAGTTTCTTGGTATTGAATCTACATATGATGGAAGTCTTGGAATCAAGTCACCAGATCTTGAAACAGAAGAAACCTGGCATAAGATAAAGAACTGGTTTAACAAGTTAATCAATGACTTCATTGGTACCGTAGCAAATGGTATTGCAAAAGCCGTGAAGGCCATTCCGATCATTGGTAAACCAATCTATGATTTAATTACTGCCGCGACAGATCCTACGATCACTGTTGAACAAGCGTTTGATAAGCTTGTGGCAGAATACAAAGCCAAGATCAAGAAGGCAAAGGAAGACTTTTTATCTGGTGAGGCGCTCGAGGATCTTGGTGAGAAGCTTCTTGACGAGGTAATTGAGAGGATTCTGGCAATTCAGATTCCTCTTATCGGTACAGTCGGTGATCTACTTGATATTGATCCGAACAAGAGAGATATCGTCATGAAGGAAGATATCTTTCATGAGTTAGAAGACTCTGTAAAGGAATTCATCGAGAAGGCTCGTCGCTTCTTTAAAGGTGGATTGATCGTCAAGATCAACGAGATCCTTGAAAAAGCGCCTGCCGCTATTTTACAGCAGTTTCCTATTGTTGGTAAGATCTTTAAGATCATTAAGAGAGTCGCAGATATTCTTTCCGGTAAGAATCCACTCACAGAATGTGAGGTACTTCGAATCATCTTTCCGGCAGTATTTAGTTTTGGTGCTTTAATCGAGAATCTACTGCCTGATTGCATAGAAGTCGTGTACGTAGAATAAATAAAAATAAAGAGAGTTCAATGGTAGACGTCACTCGTATCGATAAAATCACACGCACAGACAAAGCTTCTGACAAGAAGCCGTTTTATAGTGACTTTTACACGAACTTCAACATACACCCACAGAATAAAAAGCTGGCAAAGTATACCAACGAAGAGGCTGTCAAGAAATCGATTCGCAATCTGATTACTACTGAAAAGTACGACAGACTCTTTCAACCAGAGGTCGGTTGCAGAATTAAAAGCCTTCTCTTTGAGAATATGTCTCCGATCATTGTCGACGAGATGAAGAGCGTAATTCGAGAAACCATTGATAGATACGAACCTCGAGCTCGTATCCTTGATATCATTATTCAGACCAATGATGCTCGTCAGGCATACGATATATACATCTATTTTGAAGTAATAAATAGAGTAGATCCAGTTTCCATTAATATCACACTGTACAGAGCAAGATAATGGCATCAAACTCAAGCATTACCCTTTCGCAACTCGACTTTAATGAGTTCAAAAGTTCCCTAAAAACCTATCTGAAGGAACAGTCGGAGTTTCAAGACTACGACTTCGACGGCAGTAACTTGTCGGTTCTTCTTGACGTATTTGCTTACAACACTTATCAGAACGCTTTCTATCTGAACATGGTTGGCAATGAAATGTTCCTTGACTCTGCAAAGCTACGTGATAGTGTTATCTCACATGCCAAAGAACTCAACTATCTACCACGATCATTCACGTCTGCCAAGGCAAACATCCGTTTGACCATTACACCGACAGATGCAAATAAGAATTCTATTGTTATTCCAAAGGGTACAACATTCATCTCTCGCGTGGATGACTTCTCCTATACGTTTAGCACGAACGAGAACGTTGTTGTTACAAATAAAGCAAATGGTCCTTTTGTCAGTGATTCAATTACGATCTACGAAGGTAACTACCTGAGCGATACGTATGCCGTCAACTATGACAACCCACTTATCTTTAAGATCAGCAATAAGACTGTTGACATCTCAAGTGTATCTGTGACTGTTATTGAAGATAACGGATCTGTAAACCTAGAATACTCAAGAGCAACGTCCCTCTTCGGTCATGACGGAAACTCAACGGTCTTCTTCCTTCAGCCAGGTGTTGGCGACCAATACGAAGTAGTATTTGGTGACGGTATTGTTGGTCGTAAGCCAAAGAATAACTCGATTATCATTGTTGAATACCGTGTATCGAACGGTGAACTTCCAAACGGTGCATTCCGCTTTGTGAATGCAGGTCGCATCGATAACGAAGCCAATGTAGCAATCGTGACGCTATCTGCTGCAGCCGACGGTGCCGTTGCCGAGGATCTTAACTCGATCAAGTTTAATGCTCCACGTGCTTTCACTACACAAGAACGTGCTGTGACTGCCGAGGACTATGAGAACCTACTCAAAGCAAACTTCCCAGAGATCAATGCCGTGACTGCATACGGTGGCGAGGATGCTACACCGCCGCAATACGGCCGTATCTTCGTTTCTGTCGACTTGACAGACGTTGATGGCCTGCCAAAGATCAAGGAAGAAGAGTACAAAAGATTTCTTCGTTCGCGCTCTTCGGTTGCGATGGAACCTCTCTTCATTACACCAGATTACACATATCTGAAGGTCGACAGCACGGTTCGTTATAACATCAACCGTACAGGAAGAAACCCAGAAGATCTTCGTACATTCGCTATCGACTCCATTCTTAACTATGCATCAACAAACCTAAACAGTTTTGCTCGCACATTCAGATACTCAAAGCTTGTACAGGCGATCGATGCTACAGACGCAAGTGTTATCAGTAACGAAACCGATATTAATCTTATCAAATATCTAACTCCAGAACTTGGTGTTCCGTTGAATCTGACCATCGATTTCAAGTGCCCACTGACTCAAGAGATTCCTCTTCTTGGCGATGAACACCCTATCATCGACGTTCATGGTATCACATCGACACCGTTTACATACACAGGAATTCAGAACTGCGTTCTCGAAGATAACGGCGACGGTCTTGTAAGAATCGTAACTCCGGTTGGTGCAAACCATAAGAAGATCGTGGATGTCGGTACAGTTGATTATGACACAGGTGTTGTGAGACTGAACAACTTTATCGTACAGAACTATGTTGGTACATCATTGAAGATCTATGCTGAACCAAGATCGCGTGATATCACGGCCATCCAGAATGTGATATTAAATATCATTGAATCAGACGTGAACATCACAATCGAGCAGATCAGAGAATAATGAAGAAAATAGAAGCAATCATTTCTCCATTCGTTGAGAACCAGTTTCCTTCTTTCTATCAGGAAGAGGGACCACAGTTCATTGCCTTTGTAAAGGCATACTACGAATGGATGGAAACTGCAAATAATGTTCTGTATCAGGCACGCAAACTTACAGACTATCGTGACATCGATACGACTGTTGATGAGTTCATCGTACAGTTCAAAGAAAAGTATCTGAAGAATATCCAGTTCGATACTGCTACGAACAAACAGCTTCTTGTTAAGAACTCTCTTGACCTATATCGTTCAAAGGGTACAGAGCGTTCTATCGACCTGTTCTTCAAGTTAGTCTATGGTACAGCAGCCGAAGTTCGCTATCCTGCCGATAACATTCTTCGTGTATCCGATGGTGTTTGGGAAAGACCAGAGTATCTTGAGATTACACACAGTCGTTTTAACGTCGACTATGTTGGCAAGCAAATTATTGGTGCGATCTCCGGTGCTAAGGCATTCGTTGAGAAGTTTATTCGCCGCCGTACATCAGCCGGATACGTGGATCTTCTCTACATCTCTAGCAGATCCGGCGAGTTCCAGAACGGCGAACTTATCGGCCTAAATGTAAATAACAACCCAGTTTATGACAGAGCAAAGAGAGCAAAACTTATCGGTTCTGTCAAGCGTGTTGTCTTACAGGATCGTAGCCGCGAATTCCGTGTAGGTGATATTGTTACATTTACAGGAACAACAAACGGTCTTGGTGGTATTGCTCGAGTAGAATCTGTCAGTGAAGCAACTGGTATCGTTGACTTCATCTTCGTCGACGGTGGATATGGTTACACACTCGATGCAGACTCTATCATCTCCGAGAAGGTAATTTCTCTTGATAATGTCGTGGCAAATACCGGTAGCGACCAATACTTCCGTCTGTTCGAACAGGCCGTAGAACCTATTGTTAACGCCACATTTACCAGTGCCTCTGCAAACCTTTCTATCGGTTCAACGGTATTTCGTTATGCAGCAAATGGCCAACTGGCCGGTGCAGGTAAGGTTATCGATCTAGATCAGACAGGTGCTAATGGTACTGTCATGATCTCGCATGTTAATGGTGTGTTTACTAATACTGCAACTTACTACACGACTGCAAACGCAATTTCATTCTATGCCAATACGGTTGAAGACAGAACAATCGGCGGCAAGGTGATGGGTATTCCACAAACATACACAGTGTTTGTGGAAGATCAGGCTGGAACCCTTGAAGTAGGTCAGAATGTTCTGTACAAGAACACGTCTGCTATTGTTGGTTCTGGCACAATTCAGAGTATTACCTCGACTGGTACCGGTAATACTCTTGTTCTTACATCATCTCGTGGTGTATTTCCAATTGGTCAAAGACTTGAAGTCGCGACCAATTCTTCGGTCTCTGCTAACGTAGCAGAGGTCAATCTGACGGTTGGTGTGTATGAAATTAAAAAGTTCATCAATACACTGAAGTATTCTACTGCCAATAATAACGAACTTCCGTTCAGTAGTAGAATTTACCGTTATGACAGTGCCGGCAAGAAGATCGCTGAGGGTCTTCTGCTGACAGTGTCACATGATTCTGGTACAGCTACCGGTAACCTGACTCTGATTCCTGTGAAGGGTTACTTCACAGAGACTGATGTGTTTTATACCGATGCGAACACTTCTCGTGCTACGATTGTCACATACACTACATCAAATGCTGGTGGAGACTACGTAGCATCTGAACATGCTCGCCTTATCACACAGACAACAAACACGATTGCAACTCCTGTTACAACAAGCTTTGGAGCCGGTGCACAGTTTAATGTTGGTACTCTTGGTGATACTGAAGACATCTTCATCGGCACAGACCTAATCTCTGCCAATGGTGTAGGAACACAGGATTATGATCGTGTAAACCTAACAGTTACATCGAATAGTGGTTTTGCCGTTGGCGATCGTGTTACTCAAGATGTGAGCAAAATTGCATTCAACGCAAACAGTTCTGTAAATGCTACATCCGGATTTATTGCTCTTCCGACTGCAAATAGCCGATTTATTATCGGTGACATCGTAAGATATCAAGTTGATACCGGCAATACTGCGTTGACTGGTCTCTACAACGGTGACTACTATTACATCGCAGCGGCAAACAGCACCGGTGTAATTCTTTCTTATCCGTATCGCAAGTTCGATCAGATCAACTCAACTAACTTCTCTACATTTGCTAATAATAAAGTAGATGAAGCCGGACACTATCTTTACAAGTTAGTTCATGGTACAGTATTTGAAATCGGTTCTGGTCTACTCAGAACGAAGGATAACCACAATCTTTTTGGTAATACCGGTGGTACAGCGAACGTAACTACATATGCTAATAGCAATGTGCTCAAATATGGAAGTACTACAAACACTTCGATCGGTGCGGTAACAGTTTACACTACACTGAATCAAGCAAACCAAGCATACGCAGCACTTCCTGTGGCTGCAGCGGCGTTTGGTTTCCCGAAGAATCCACAGGGTGATTCGAAGAACTCGATCTTCTCGTGCCTATCATTTAATAAGTTTACAATCGGTACGATTGGTTCACTATCAGGCGTTGACCCTGGTTCTGGTTATAACGTCGACCCTTATGTTCTGGCTTATCAACCATACATCTCGGCATTCGACCGCAAGGACTTCATCATCAATATTGCCAACTCTGTTGGTGTGTTTACAGTTGGCGAGCGTGTTAACCAGACTCTGGCCAACCTTGTCTATTACGATCTCAAGGTCGATGATGGTGCTTATAGTAATACATTCGATGAGAAGGTTGTTACTATCAATGTTGATGACGAGATTCAGAGCGGCAATGATTTCATTCTGTATGTTTCAAATACTGCAACATTCAACTCATCAGATCAAGTCAACTCAAACACTGACTTCATTGCGATTGCCACAGCGGATGTAATCTATCCTGCAAATACCTATGTTCGTTACTATACAAACAATGGCAACACGGCTCTTACAGGTCTATCGAATAACTCATTTTACTTTGTAGCCACATCAAACTCATCAGGTGTGACACTTTCATCGACTGCTGGTGGTGCAAATGTGAATATTACTCAGGCGTCGAATGTTGCTACGTTCAACTCGAACACCTCAGTAAATAGCACAGCAAACTTTATTAGCGTTACAAATGCAAATACTCTTTTTGCAAATGGTGATCAGGTAAGATATCTGACTGCTGCTGGAAACACAGCGGTTTCAGGTTTGACAAACAATGCTCTGTACTATGTACGCTTTGCGAATAGCACAGGTCTTGCTCTTTCAGAAACAGTATCAGGTGCAAATGTTGATATTGCAGCGTTGAACCCAGGTGGTGCAGGTCACTTCCTGAGATACTATAACGCTAACTTTAACGGCCACAATCTGATTAAGTATGCAAATGAGTTTGCAAATAACCAGAGAGTTATCTATAGAACTCCAGCTGGAAACACTGTAATTGCAGGTCTGGCAAATAATACTGCATACTATATTGTCAGCGCAAATACCGTTGGATTTAAGTTGTCAGATACACGTGGCGGAACGGTAAAAGCAATCAATGCTTCTTCGGCGTCACTTGAGTCTCATGTATTCTCGACGCTGCCAGGATTCTTGCCTGGTGATCGTCTATATGTGAACAGTTCACCAGTTGTCAACTGCACTGTTGTATCGATCTATACGGTTGGCGCAAACGGATTCGTGCGTGTATCTGGTAACACCGGAACACTGACAACCAACACACTGCACTCGTACTCGAATCCATACGTAAGTGCCAACGTATCGAACATTGCGCTGTTCCAGGTTACATCAACAGCAAAAGGTATTGTCAAGTCGGCAAACACCTCTGTTGTAAGAGTAAAGAGACTTACATTTGAAAATACATTCAAGCCTGGAACGCTTCTGCTTGGTGACGTTTCTGGTGCTTCGGCAAACGTAACTGGAATCACCGAAGACCTTGATGTTCTATATCCAATCGGCCTGAATGCTGATATTGGAGCAAACGTTATCAGTGCCAACGGCCAGATCACGTCTCTACAGATTGTAGACTCTGGTATCGGTTACTCAAATGGTGATGTTCTTCAGTACACATCAGCCGATGGTGAACGTTCAGGTTCGGTCAAGGTTGTAATTGATGGCCATGGTATTGGCAATGGTTACTACAGAAGCTCGAAGGGATTCCTTTCAGAAGACATGTACATCCATGATGGTGACTACTATCAGGAATATTCATACGAGATCCTTTCAAAGATCTCTGTTGATCGTTATGCCGACATGTTCAAGAAGGTAATGCACACTGCTGGTACCAAGTTCTTTGGTTCTGCTCTTGTTGTTGAAGAAGATTCGGTAACTGTTGAGCTATCAGAGATTGCAACCGGCCAAGAGGTTCAGTTCAACGCTGCAACCGACGTCAGCTCGGTAAACGAAACAATCGATACCGATATCTCGCCAAATCCATTTGCAAATGGTGACATTGTCAGATACACTACATCAACATCGAATACGATTGTTGGTGGTCTGGCAAACAATACCAACTATTATATTGTGCAAACATCTGCGAATACGGTAAAGCTCTCGGTAACAGCTAATGGAACTCCTATAAATATAACAGCTAATACTACAGCAAGTGGTGCCGCTACATCTGGCCACTTCTTGACAAAGACTATCGAGGAATAAATGGCAGTTACTCAGAAACTTGTAACAACTAATTTTAATGTGGAAAGCGCCGCAAGTTTTGTGGGCTCTTTTGCCAATAACGATTACTTTGTCTTTGCTGGCAAGCATACTCCGTATCCTGGAAGTGATGCTATTCTAACCACACCAAATAATAGTGTGAAGTCGACAAATCTTGATGTCTACGATAACATGATCTTCGCCAAGAGAATCTCGGCAAGTGATGTTGCACATGTAGTTCCAAAATATCTTTGGACTGCAAATACTTTCTATCACAAGTATGACCATAGAGATGGCGATCTTTATACTAAAAGATTCTATACAGTTGTTGATGAGGGCACAGAATATAACGTATATAAGTGTCTATTTAATAATAGCAACACAACTGTAAATGTAAACTCTACTGTTGCTCCAACTGGAAAATTGCTCGATCCGTTTCCAACCGGTGATGAGTATATCTGGAAGTACATGTATAGTATTTCAAAGACACAATACGAAAAGTTTGCAACAACTAATTACATTCCTGTGATCGCAAATACCGCCGTCGAAGCCGGCGCAGTACCAGGTACGATCGAAGTAATCGACATTGTAACTCGTGGACGCGGTTATGACAATTACATTGCAAATGCCGTGTTCAGAACAAC